CACCGGGGCCGCGGCGGCGTGGCGCTCTGGGGCACCAAGGGCGCCAGCTCGGCCATGCCCGGCATGCTCAAGCTCGGCGCCGAGGTCCTCATGACCTCCCGGGGTAAGAAGCTGCCGGCCGGGCTGCGGGTGCTCTCCGTCGACACGACGAAGGCCAAGGACCAGTTCCACTACCGGCTGCAGCTGGCCGCCGGACCCGAGACGCGGGAGCTGCCCGGGGCCACGTTCCTGCACGCCGGCACGGGGTCGGACTACGCGGCGCAGATCCTGGCCGAGGAGAAGCAGCGCAACGAGAAGGGGCACGAGGAGTGGGTGAACGTCCACCAGCGGCCCAACCACCTGCTGGACGCCGAGGTCCTGGCGGCGGCCTGCGTGGAGATGGAGTTTCCGGGAGGCGGCCTGCGGCTGATCGCCGACGCGATGAAGGCGAAGGGCCAGGGGCGAAGGGTCATCAGTTCAGGAATCAACAGGGAGGAGAGGCGATGAGCGGAGAAAATCAGGGCAAGGTCATCTTCAACCGCGACGAGATCTGCAAGGCCTACGGCTTCGGCAAGGAGACCTTCTACTGGCTGATCGAAAAAGGTGCCCCCATCAAGAAGATGGGGAAGCGCTACTTCGTCCACCGCGAATCCATGGACCAGTTCATCCTGATCATGAGCATGGAGACCCTCTCCCCGATGGAAGGGAAGCAGAAAAGGCAGGCCCGCTGAAACCCTGTCAACGACTTTTTCCGTCTTTTTCCGTCCGCGTGCGTCCGGCAGGTGCCCGCGGACGTCTTTTTCCGTCCCGCCCGATTTCCCCGTGTTAGCCTTCCACCACTAGCAACTCTCTCTGTCATCACCCTCTCTCCACGCGGGGGCCGGCCTGGTCAGCCGGTCCCCGCACAAAAAGGAGCGCATGGCAGGCATCACGCTCGCACAGGCTGAAGCGCAGCTGGCCCTCTGGATCGCGGCCGACACGGCCGTCGCCACGGGGCAGTCCTATTCCGTGGGCGGCCGCCAGCTCACGCGGGCCGACGCCCGCGAGATCCGCGAGAACATCATCTTCTGGGACAGCCAGGTCCGGAGGCTCTCGTCCGCCGAGGCCTCGGGCGGGCGGATCGTCATCCGGGGAGGGACGCCGGTATGAGGGAGATCACCGTGCGCGGCAGGACAATCCGGGAGAACGCCGTCGACCGCGTCATCTCCTACTTCGCCCCCGAGCTGGCCCTGCGCCGGCTGCAGTCGCGGGCCGTCATGTCCGTGCTGGGCAGCTGGCCCGGCGCCTCGTACTCGCGCCGGCAGACCTCGCAGTGGAAGCCCTGGGCCTGGGACGCCGACACGGACATCGTCTTCGACCTCAACACCCTGCGCTCCCGCAGCCGCGACCTGGTGCGGTCGAACCCCCTGGCCGGCGGCGCCATCGAGACCAACCAGGTCAACGTGGTCGGCCCCGGCCTCTCCCTGCAGGCCCGCCTGAACCGCGACGTGCTGAACCTCACCGAAGAACAGGCCGACGCCTGGGAGTCGGCGGCGGAGCTGGAGTGGAAGCTCTTCTTCGATTCCCGCGAGGTGGACTGCGCCCGGACCCTCAACGGCCACGAGATCGCGAACCTCGTCTTCCGCTCGACCCTCGAGTCGGGCGACGCCTTCACGATGATGCCCCGGTTCAAGCGCGGCATGACCCCCTACCGGCTGCGGCTGCAGGTCATCGAGGCCGACCGGGTGAGCAACGAGAACGGCGCCGCCGCCCGCTTCGACATGGTCCAGGGCGTCGAGAAGGACGCCAACGGGGCCCCGGTCCGCTACCACATCCAGGACCAGCACCCCGGCATGATGCTGCCCGGCTCGGCCGCGAAGCGCACCTGGACGAAGGTGGACGCCTACGGGGAGCGCACGGGCCTGCCGAACATCCTGCACCACTACCGGCCGCAGCGCCCGGGCCAGACGCGCGGCGTGCCGTACCTCGCCCCGGTCATCGAGCAGCTCAAGATGATCGACCGCTACAGCGAGGCCGAGCTGATGGCCGCGGTCATCTCCTCCATGTTCACCGTCTTCATCAAGAGCGGCACGGGCGAGATGCCCATGCCCATGCAGCCCACGGCGGAGACGGGTGCCAGCGCATCGGACACGGACCTCAAGCTGGCCGCCGGCGCGATCGTGGGGCTGCGGCCCGGCGAGGATATCGAGGTGGCCGACCCGAAGCGCCCGAACTCCGCCTTCGACCCCTTCTTCCTGGCCATCACCCGGCAGATCGGCATCGCCCTGGGGATCCCCTACGAGGTCCTCATCAAGCACTTCACCTCGAGCTACTCGGCCGCCCGGGCGGCCCTGCTGGATGCCTGGAAGCACTTCTCGAGCTGGCGCACCTGGCTCATCGCGAGCTTCTACCAGCCCGTCTACGAGATCTTCCTCTATGAGGCGATCGCCTCCGGGCGGCTGGCCGCCCCGGGCTTCTTCGCGGATCCGCTCGTGCGGATGGCCTACTGCGGGGCCCGCTGGATCGGCCCGTCGCCGGGGCAGATCAACCCCACCGACGAGGTCAGCGCGGCGGAGAAGCGCATCGGCCTGGCCCTGTCGACGCGGGCCGAGGAGACGGCGGCGCTCACGGGCGGGGACTTCGAGACGAACCTGCGGCAGATCCGCAAGGAGAAGGAGGCCCTCGAGAAGGCGGGCATCGCCTGGAGCCCCGGCACGAAGGCCGCGAGGGGCCAGGCGGCAACGGATCAGGAAGACGTCGACGAGAGGGACAGGAAGGAAATGGAGGAGCGCACATGAAGCTGCTCGATATCGTGACGTCGCCCTGGGCCATCATGCCCGAGAAGCTCGTCGAGATCCAGGAGATCTACATCACCCACCTGCGGGGCGAGAAGATCGACCTGGCCGGTGTCGAGGCGAAGCTGGGCCGGCCCCTGAACAACGAGCCCAAGCCCTACGAGGTCCAGGACGGGGTCGCGGTCCTGGCCGTCGACGGCGTGATCGCCAAGCGCCTCAACATCTTCCAGAAGATCTCCGGCGGCGTCTCCTCGGAGCTTCTGCGCCGCGACTTCGCCCAGGCCCTGGCGGATCCCGAGGTCCACTCGATCGTCCTGTATATCGACAGCCCCGGCGGGGCCGTGGACGGCACCCAGGAGCTGGCCCGCGAGATCTACGAGGCCCGCAGCGCCGGAAAGAACATCGTGGCCTTCAGCGACGGTTTGATGGCCTCGGCGGCCTACTGGATCGGGGCCCAGGCGCACCGGGTCTACATCTCGGGCGACACGGTCACCGTGGGCTCGATCGGGGTCGTGGCCCGGCACATCGACGTCTCGCGCTACGAGGAGAAGATCGGCGTGAAGACCACCGAGATCACCGCGGGGCGCTACAAGCGCGCCGCCAGCGAGTACGAGCCCCTCACCGAGACGGGGCGGCGCACGATCCAGGAGATGCTCGACCACATCTACGGGGTCTTCCTGGCCGACGTGGCAACGGCCCGCCCGCAGCTCTCGCTCGAGCCCGTCAAGCAGGGCCGCGAGGAGACGATCCCCTGGGCCGACGGGCGGCTCTTTTTGGGCAGGCAGGCAATCGAAGCCGGCCTGGTGGACGGTGTCTCCACCCTGGCCGCTGTCATAGACGACCTTTCAACCGATCCCGCCCGGTGGCTGGCGAAGGACGCCTGGATCCGGGCCACGAAACACAGCAGGAGGTAACCATGGAAAAACAGGAATTCACGGCCGAGACCTTCAAGGCCGCCTTCCCCGAGATCCACGAGGAGATCCGCCGCGCCGGGTACGACGCGGGCCTCGCGAAGGGAGTCGAGACGGGCAGGGCCGAGGGCTTCGAGGCCGGCAAGAAGGCCGAGCGCGACCGGATCCGCGAGGTGGAGGGCGTCTCCATCCCCGGGCACGAGAAGCTCATCGCCGAGCTGAAGTTCGACGGCACCACGACGGGCCCCGAGGCCGCGGTGAAGGTCCTCGAGGCCGAGAAGGCCCTGCGCGAGACGAAGCGGGAGAGCTTCGTCGCCGACGCGGCGAAACCCGCCCCGGCCGCCCCGGCCCCCGCGAAGGAGGACCCCGAGGCCGAGCTGGCGAAGCTGCCCCTCGAGCAGCAGGCCAAGATCCGGTGGGATCGCAGCCCCGAGATCCGCGAAGAGTTCTTCATGAGCGGCTTCGCAGGCTACCTGGCCTTCCTGAAGAACGAGAAGAACGTCCGCATCTTCGAGAAGAAGGCGGAGTAACACAGAACCATTCCATGCCAGGAGGTTTGAAAAATGGCACTTACCGCTGACACCCCCCGGGCCTACGAGCTCGGAGACATCAATGAACTGCCGGTCCTCGCGTCCCAGACGATCTACGAGGGATCGGCGGTGGGGATCTCGAGCGGCTACGCCCGGGCCCTCAACGACGGAGACCGCTTCGCCGGCTTCTGCCTCGAAAAGGTCGTCGAGTCGACGGGCGTCAATGGGGCGAAGACCGTGAAGGTCATCGAGAAGGGGAAAATGCAGGTCACCCTCGCGAGCGTGGCCGTCACCGACGTGGGCTCGAAGGTCTACATGAGCGATGACGGGACGTTCACCCTGACGGCCTCCCCGGGCGAGCTGGTCGGTCGTGTCGTCCGGTACGTCACGACGAACACCTGCGTCATCGAGTTCTACCCGACGGCCGCGTAGCCGTCCGCACATCATCCCAGGAGGTAAATCGAAATGGGAGCATCCACCCTTGGAAGGCGAGACATCATCGGCAGCTTTTACGCCGCCCTTGAGGAATATCTGGCATCGTCCTGGATCGGCGCGCTGTCGATGACGTTCCAGAGCGATCAGGACCAGGAAACGTACAAGTGGCTCGGCATGCCGCCGGCGCTTCGCGAATGGATCGGCGGCCGGCAGGCCAAGGGATTCCGCGAGAACGGCATCACCATCATCAACAAGACCTGGGAGTCCACCCTGGTCGTTCCCGTCGACTGGCTGCGCCGCGACAAGACGGGGCAGATCCGGATCCGCATCAATGAGATGGCGCAGCGCGCCGCCGCCCACAACGGCAAGCTGCTCTCCACGCTCGTCATCAACGGCAGCGGCACGTCGAGCGGCCTGTGCTACGACGGGCAGCAGTTCTTCGACGTGGATCACTCCGAGGGCGACTCGGGCACCCAGACGAACGCCCTGGTGGCCTCGGACTACTCGGACCTCAACGTCGGCACGGCGGCCAATCCCACCGTGGCCGAGATGAACATGGCCATCCTGAAGACCATCCAGCACATGTACAGCTTCAAGGATGACCAGGGCGAGGTCATGAACAGCGAGGCCAAGAAGTTCCTCGTCATGGTCCCCACGAACATGATGGGAGCGGCCATGGGCGCCGTCTACGGCACCATCATCAACGCCTCCACGGGCGCCTACGACAACACCCTGAAGAACGCCGCCTCGGCGGGGGACTTCAGCGTGCGGGCCGTGGTGAACCCGCGGCTGACCTCGACGACGAACTTCTTCGTCTTCCGCGAGGACGCGCCGGCCAAGCCCTTCATCCTCCAGGAAGAGGAGCCCCTGAGCGTCTCCGCCCTGGCGGAGGGCTCCGAGGAGGAGTTCAGGCATAACCGGCACCTCTACGGCATCAAGCGGATCTGCAACGCCGGCTTCGGCTACTGGCAGTACGCCTGCCAGTCGACCCTGAGCTAGTCAAGGCTCACACGAGGAACCGGGAGCCCGCCCGGTTCGAGGCCGGGCGGGCATCCATCAACGAGGAGAGGACATGGCCGTCTACCAGCTCATCTTCCGGGAGCCCTGGCCCCTGGGGCAGGAAATCCGCCACCCCGGCGAGATCGTTCTCGAGGGCGAGTGCCGCATTCCCGGCGCCACCCCGGAGAAGATCGCCAACGCCATCCGCTTCAACGCCATCCAGATCCGCGAGGTGCCGCCGCCGAGTTCAGGCGACCCGGCCGCAGATGCACCCGCGGTATCGAAGCGCAGGAGGTCGAAGTGAAGCGGCTCGTCGTCATGGGCTCGGCGCCGTGCCTGGAGCAGGACATGCACAGCTTGTTCTATGGCGTGGAAAATTTTGGGCTCAACGAATACGTTTCCTTTGACTTCTGCGCCGTGGGCCTCGACTGCGCCGAGCGATGGCTCGGCCGCATCGAGCACGCCGTGAGCTACCACCCCAAGGAGTTCCCCGCCTTCCGCGAGCGCCGCGCGCAGGCCGGGGGGAACCTGGACTACCTCCAGCACTCCCACGCCGCCGTTGCCGGCCTCGAGATCCGGGTGTGGCCCTTCTTCAGCCCCTCGGGCAGCTCGGCCATGCTGGGCGTCGAGATGGGCCTGGGGCTCGGATACGAGAGGATCGTCGTCTGCGGCTGCCCCCTGGACGAGAAGGGCTACCGGCGCTTCCAGGAGGGCTGGAAGGTGCGCCTCGAGACGATCAAGGACAAAACGCGCGCCATGAGCGGCTTCCCCCTCGAGCTGCTCGGCGCCCCGACGAAGGAGTGGCTCGGTGTGTAGGGACCTTCTCATCCTGGGATCCGCCCCGTGCCTGGCCGAGGACCTCTCGAGGATCCCGGCGCAGGGGCGCTACGACGTCATGGCGATCGGCCTGGACGCCGTGGACCGCTGCGCCCTTCCCCTGCAGTACATCGCCACGAACCACGTCGAGGACATCGAGCCCATCCGCCGCCGGCGGGCCGCCTTCGGCGGGAACCTCGACTACCGGCTCGTCTGCTACCGGCAGGCCCCCGGCGTGGACATCGTCCCGCCCCAGGGGCCCGGCTCGGGCTCCACGGCCCTCCTGGGGGCCGTGGCGGGGCTCCCGCTGGGC